ATCGAAGTTTATCAGGTTTGTATTGGGTGCTATGGTTATGCACTCTGGCATTGTCATGTTCTTCTAGAGCTGAGTGTCCAGTAACTGCTTCTGGTGTTTGCACACCTGGAGTAGAAGAAACGATCGTAATAACAGAAACAGAGTCAATAGAGTATGAAGCTGACGGTCATACTGTAACTACAACTACAACAACAGATACCACCACGGTTACAGTAACAAACGAAGATTCTGGTGATATATTAGATGGTAGCAATGGTTTTGTTATCCCAAATAAAGAGGGTGATATGGATATTGATTGGGGTGGGCAAGGCCCTGCAAACATGCCATCTGGAAATAATTGTTATCAACTGGGAACAGATAAATGTGCACAGATCACAGGCAGTGGTAATAGCACGAGTAGCATGGGTGTTTCTGGCATGGGCACCACATTTATTAACACAATAGATATATCTGAGCTCGATATAGAAAATGGTGGTCGTACAAACTACACAATAAAGGTAGACAAACGAGATTCACAAGACCGTATTTACATGCACATTACAGGTCGTAATGGCAAAACAGACATATTTAGTGGCACTGATATACTATCAGAATCAGGTGTAACAAGTGGATATCAAGAATACACAGGTGGTTTTGACTTTGCAGGAACTATAACTACCATAATTGTAGAGGTAGGAGGACGTGATATCAACCTTGCAATCGGACCGCTATTTGATGATGTGCGTATAAACGTATTATACAATGTCGTATCCACAATAGTGACACAATCAATCACATCTGTTGAAATGTGGGTCGCTTATGGAGGTAGCACTGAAACAGAAGTCATAGATATTGTGGAGAATATATTTGATCACAATGATATTGTTGTACCAGAATCACCCAGCGAAGACATGTTTTTTGAGCCAGAGTTTGATGAACCAGACATGGAAATATCTTACGAAACCGTAGAGATGGAGATGGAAATACCTAGTTTTGAGATGGAGCTCCCTGAAATGGAGATTGAAATGCCTGAAGTAGAGGTGGCTGTTGTCGAAGTTGAGATGGAAATGGAGATGGAATTAGAGTTAGAAATGCCAGCGCCAGAGCCAGAAATGACAGAAGAGATTGAAGTTGCTCCAGAACCAGATACAATGGAGCCAGAACCTGAAATGGAGGAGCCAGTAAATGAGCCAGAACCAGAACCAGAATCTCAACCCGAGGCTGAAGCTGAGCCAGAATCCGTGGATGAGTCTACTGAAGAAGATACTGCAGAGGCTGAAACTAATGCGGAAGAAGAGTCTGAATCGGAAGAGAGCATTCAGGAGACTGAGGCAGATGAGGAGCAACCAGAAGATATGGAAGAACCAGAAGATAAGGGTGAAGCCGAAGAGAAACCTGTAAAGAAACCAGAATCTAAAAAAGAAAAAGCTGCAAAGAAAATTGTAAAGAAGATGGGTGATAAAGGTAGATATGACTCAACAAATCAGTTAAAAACATTAATCGTGATGCAAGTGTTGGGAGATACAAAATCTTTCTTTGAATCACAAAAACAATTAGAGGATCGATTAGATTTTTTTACTGACTATATGATACCAGATGCACAAATACAGAATAACAATATAGCGCAGTGGTATTTATTTGGTGGCAGTGATGGCATGATGAATGATATGATAGAGTTACAATGGCAGAAGTAGAATTTGCGGGTTTGAAGTTCAAAGGCGGGAGGATCTTTATTATCATCACAGCTTTAACCACACTAGGTGGTGGACTGTGGGGTGGTTTTGAATTTTACAAAGATTATCTTACGATGAAAGAACAAATACAAGAATACGTTGCACCAGACCTATCTGGTTTTGATAAAAGAATAGATTTAACAAAAGAAGAGTTAAGTAGCAAAACAGATCTTATACAAACAGAAGTCAACATGATTATGCAAGAGATGGAAATGATTATGTCTGAAATTAGATTGGTAAGTGATGTAGCTAACGAGTTGAAAAATGACCTTAGACAAGATGTAAGACGGGTAGAAAAAATAGTAAATGATGTTGAGCAATTAGTTAAAGAAGATTCGAGAGAAACCAGCCAGGAGTTAAGAGATACCACGAAGGACATTCAGGAAGACATGGAATTATTAACGGATAAGTTGGAGCAAGCCATGACTGAGCTAGAAGAAAAAATAGAAAAACGAATAAAACTAGCATTAGAAAATCCTTTATCACAGATGTAGAATGGCTAAAACACCTACGAACGAATACTTTACACCTATCAAAAAAAGGACTAGTATAGGGCGTTCTCCACGCAGTAGGCCAAAGAACAAAAACAAAAGAAGACAGTACGTTAAATACAGGGGGCAAGGATGACTAAATTATGTCCAAGAGGAAAAGCGGCAGCTAAAAGAAAATTTAAAGTTTATCCGTCAGCTTATGCAAATGCATACGCTTCAAGAGTATGTGCTGGTAAAATAAAAGATCCAAGCGGTGTAAAGAGAAAAGATTTTAGAGGTCCTAAAAAAGCTATGGGTGGAGAGATAATAGATTTTAATAAAATATCTCAAGACAGAAAAAAAGTTTCAAACTACAAGCAAGGTGGCATAGCAAAAGGATGTGGTGCCATTATGCAAAAGAAGAGAAAAAAAACTAAAAAAAGATAATGTCTGGTCACAAAGGTTTAGATAAGTGGTTTAAACAGGATTGGGTTGATATAGGTTCCAAGAAAAAAGGTGGAGGCTTTGCTAAGTGTGGTAGGTCAAAACAAAAGAAAGATGCCAAAAGAAAATATCCTAAATGTGTGCCACGGGCAAAAGCTAATCGTATGACTGAAAGTCAAAGACGATCTGCTGTTTCAAGAAAAAGAAGTAAAGCTCAAGGTGTTGGAGGTAAACCAACCAATGTAAAAACATTTGCTAAAGCTGCAGGTGGAGGTATGGCTATCAGAGGAACAAGATTTATTGGTGTTAGATGACCAAAAAAAGAGATCCCAAAAAAGGCACAGGAAAGAAACCAAAAGGCAGTGGAAGAAGACTCTATACAGATGAAAATCCAAAAGATACTGTATCTATTAAATTCGCTACGCCCACAGATGCGAGAGCAACAGTCGCAAAAGTTAAAAAAGTTAATAAACCTTTTGCTAGAAAAATACAGATCTTAACAGTTGGTGAACAAAGAGCTAAAGTAATGGGCAAATCACAGGTGGCTAGTATTTTTAGAAAGGGTAAGAATGCGATTAGAAAGGCGAATAAAAAAAGACGTACGTAAGTGGTCTGAACATTTTTTAGAAATTCCTAATAAACATTTAGGTGGTTTTCCTGCATGTCCTTTTGCAAAGAAAACTTGGAAAGATAAAAAGGCTTTAATAAAAATTAAGACAAAAAATAAGTGGTATAAAACACAGTTAAATAGTCTTTTAGAAAAGATAAACTTTAATAAGCATGAGATATTGATATTTTGCGACCCATACTTTAATTATTCTTTAGAACAATTTCAGGATATTATAGATGCATACAATACTTGGTATAATAAAAAAGATATATTTTTTATGGGTTTTCATCCCCACAATCCAGCCAACGAGGAGGAGCAAGAGTTTCTTGTCACTCCAAATGGGGACACCCCTGTTGTAGAGAGTGACCTTATGTATTCTATGATGTTAATACAAAAGTTCTCGCAATTACAGGAAGCTTCTGATAAATTACACAGAATTGGTTACTATGAGTTGTGGCCAAAAGGATACTATCAAGACGTTGTGGTATCTAGACAAAAAACCTATAGACGAATATTCGGAGGTCAACATGATGGGTAAAAAGAAACAAGCAATGAAAAGAGGTGGCGTCGCTATGAAACGTGGTGGTGGCATGATGAAAGATCCTATGGCTATGAAACGTGGCGGTAAGATTATGAAAGGTAAAAAGAAAAAAGTTAAAAAAGGTAAGAAGAAGAAATAATGCCAACTTATTCTTCAACAGCTAATTTTGATTTATCTATAGATGATATAGCAGAAGAGGCTTATGAACGATGCGGTCTTCAAATACGTAGTGGATACGATATAAAGACCGCAAGACGTTCTCTTAATCTCATGCTAGCTGAGTGGGCTAACAGAGGGTTAAATCTTTGGACAATACAGCTTCAAGAAAAAACTATACCTGCAACTACTCAAAGTCTTTCAGGCACAAGTTTATTTGGTGCTAATGCAAATGACTCACAACAAATAGTAGATATTACAGACGTCGTAATTAGAGATAGTAATAATAATGATTTCTCTGCTTCTTCAATTAGTAGATCAACGTATTTAAATTATGCTGTTAAAAGTACCAGCGGAAGGCCAACTCAATACTATTTTGAACGTACGATAAACCCAAAACTATTTCTATATCCTGCAGCAGATGTAACGTACACTCTACGTTATTATGCTCTTGTTCGGATGTTTGATTCTGGGGACTACACGAATAATGCTCAAGTTCCTTTTCGATTTCTTCCATGTTTAACTGCTGGATTAGCTTATTACATATCTATGAAAAGAACTCCAGAAAGACTTCAGTTATTAAAACAAGTATACGAAGATGAATTTCAAAGAGCTGCAGCTCAAGACGGTGAAAGAACAAGTTTATTTTTAACACCTAAAACTTATTTACCAGGAGTTTAAATGGGCAAATACGCTTCAGGTAGATTTGCAAAAAGAATATCTGATAGATCAGGTCTAGCTTTTCCTTATAATGAAATGGTTCAAGAGTGGAATGGATCATGGGTTCATATAAGTGAGTTTGAAGCTAAACACCCACAATTAGAACCACTATCAGTAATAAATGATCCTGAATCTTTACAGTATGCAAAACCTCAAGTAGTTAGTGCAAAGGTTATGTTAGGTATTAATCTATATGCAGGTAATATATTTGAATCAAATGGCATGATGCCAGTAGAGGATAATAAAGACATAGAAATTAAATCATTTTTAGGTAAAGTAGAGGTGGTAATATCATGACAACATACTCAGAATTAGTAACACAAATAAGAGATTACACTGAAACTGACAACACAGTTTTAACAGATATTATTGTTAATGATTTTATAGAACATGCTGAAAAAAGAATATTTAGAGATGTAGATTTAGATATCTATAGATCCTATCAATATGCAACTCTAACACAAGGTGTTCCTTTCGTGTCACTTCCTGGTGCAAATCTAGGACAGTTGGCCTTTATTAGATCAGCTCAGATATATGACTCTGCTAATCCAGTTCGATATTATTTATACCAAAAAGATATAACTTACATGAATGAATACTGGCCAAATCGTAATACGGAGTCACAACCGAAATTTTATGCAATGTGGGATCAAGACACAATATACCTTGCGCCTACACCAAATTCTGCATATAATATAGAATTAGCTTTGAACAAGCAAGAAGACGGGTTGTC